AAGCGAGACATGTCGCCGGAGGATATGAAGTTTGACAAAGTCACCGCCCGTATACTTAATCTTACAGGTGGTCTTTCTTCGTCCATCAGCGCCGATCGAGTTGCCCAGAAGGTGTTTTCCTCAATGTACGATGGTATGAAAACTCAGGAGATTGATTCGCTTTCTGCTTAGGTTTCAATTGGAATGATTACGGAGGACCCGGATTACGAGATACTGGCAACCAGAATTCTAGCGAGCAACATTCAGAAGAAGTGTCCTGTAACATTTTCAGAATCCATTAATATTCTTCACGCGGCCGATGTGATTTCAGACGAAGTATGTTCCATAGTGAACGCTTCGTACGATCAAGTGAATAAAATTATCAAAAAGCAGAGAGACTTTGACTTCAATTACTTTGGACTCAAGACTCTCGAAAAGAGTTATCTCCAGAAGGTCCAGGGAAAGATTGTGGAAACCCCGCAGTACATGTATCTCAGGGTATCTTTTGGTATACACGGCGACAATCTCAAAAAGGTCCAAGAGACTTATGATATGATGTCTCAGGGATTGTTCATTCACGCGACTCCGACGCTGTTCAACGCCGGCACCAAGCGTCCACAGATGTCCAGTTGTTTCCTGGTGGCCATGAAGGATGATAGCATCGATGGCATCTACGATACCCTCAAGGAGTGCGCGCAGATCAGCAAGTGGGCCGGTGGTATCGGTATCCACATCCACAACGTACGAGCTCATAACTCCGCCATCAAGGGTACCAACGGTATCTCGGACGGTATCATTCCAATGATCAGGGTCTTCAACAGTACAGCCAGGTACGTAAATCAGGCTGGACGACGGAAGGGTTCCTTTGCAGTGTATCTCGAACCGTGGCACGCGGACGTGATGGAGTTCCTAGAACTGCGATTAAACCAAGGAGATGAGGAGGCCCGAGCCAGGGACATTTTTACAGCCATGTGGACCCCCGACCTTTTCATGAAGCGCGTGGAGGCTGACGAAGACTGGTCTCTTTTCAGCCCGGACGAGGCTCCCGGTCTATCGGACTGTTTCGGAGATGACTTTGAAAAACTATACGAGCGATACGAAAAGGAGGGGCGAGCCAGGAAGACCGTCAAGGCTTCCAAGGTCTGGATGGCCATTCTAAAGTCACAGACGGAGACCGGCACGCCGTACATGCTCTACAAGGATGCTTGTAATCGCAAGTCTAACCAGAAAAATTTGGGGGTCATCAAGTCCAGCAATCTATGCACCGAGATTATAGAATTTACCGACAAGGACGAGACCGCCGTGTGTAACCTGGCTTCCCTGGCCCTTCCAAAGTTTGTAAAGAACGGATCGTTCGACCATCAGCAGTTCCACAAGGTCGTCAGAGTGGTCACTCGCAATCTCAATCGTGTCATAGACAACAACTATTATCCGGTGGAATCCGCCAGACGTTCAAACATGCGTCATCGTCCTATCGGGTTGGGAGTTCAGGGATTGGCTGATACCTTCATTCTCATGAAATTAGCCTTTGATTCACAAGAGGCTCAGGATTTGAACTCGGCCATATTCGAGACCATGTATCACGCGGCTCTAGAGGAGAGCGCTCAACTGGCCAAGGAGGAGGGTCCATACGAGACCTACGAGGGTTCACCGGTCAGTCAAGGGGTTCTTCAGTTTGACATGTGGGACAATCCCAAATTGAGCGGACTGTGGGACTGGGATAAATTGAAAAAGACCATCAAAAAGAGTGGTCTGCGTAACAGTCTGTTGGTGGCTCCTATGCCCACCGCGAGCACCTCACAGATTTTGGGCAATAACGAGTGCATCGAACCTTATACCACAAATATATATTTGCGCAGAACATTGGCTGGTGAGTTCGTAGTGGTCAACAAGCACCTGGTCAAGGATCTGAAGGACATAGGTCTCTGGAACCGTGAGATGAAGGACGCCATGATCGCGGCCGGTGGTTCTATTCAGAATATCGATGACATTCCGGAAAATATCAAGTTACTGTATAGGACTGTATGGGAACTAAGTCAGAAGACTTTGATAAACATGGCCAGGGATCGCGGATGTTTCGTGGATCAGAGTCAGAGTCTTAACCTGTTCATAGAGAATCCAACGGTGGCAAAGTTATCCTCGATGCACATGTACTCGTGGAAACAGGGTCTCAAGACTGGTATTTACTATCTTAGGACAAAGGCTAAATCCAGAGCCATTCAATTTACTTTGGAACCATGCACGACGTGTTCGGCTTAAAGTTTTTAAAACAATATAAGTTAGATATGCGTTTTACTGATATCAACGTAACGCAGGATATTCACATCGGTGACTATTACAGTAAAAAGATTCCTTTAACGGTACATCGTTTTCAGATACCACGTATGTACATGCCTTTTGGAGTTTCCGGTTTCGTACCAGAGATAGGACCCACCAAGTACAACGTTGACTTTTCAATGAAGGGGTGGAATGATGATGGTAACTATGTCAATGAATTTTATAAGTTTGTAAAGTCCATCGAGGACCGTGTTATCAAAACCGTGTTTGATAATAGTGTCGAGATTTTCGGTACCCAGTTGAACACGGTACAGTTGAATAACATGTTCAAGAGTAATATAAAGGAGACTTCCGACCGAGAGCCAAAGTTTAGAATCAAGATTGATGATAACACCAGGGTGTTCGATGCCAATAATGAAGATGTTACGTGCGAACTTTCAAATGGTCTTTATCAAAAACACTCAGGCGTTGGTATGGTTGAATTCGGCGGTGTGTACTTTCTGAATCGAATGTTTGGTATCACGTGGAAGATGTGTCAGATGAAAATCTTCGAACCACAAAGACTGAAGGGATTCCAGTTTCAACTAGAAGAGTCGGATGATTACTGAAAATCTTGAATTTTATAATATTTATTATATATAATATGTTAATTCATACAATTGGAGATAGTCATTCCGGTTATGGTTGGACAGGAACAAAACAGCATCATTTAGGTCCACTTTTATGTTATAGTTTTGGTATGGAAAAATTAAATAGATGTGATATCCGCAAGTTTGATATTAATAATGGAGATACCGTGGTTTTTTGTTTAGGTGAAATAGATTGTAGATGTCATATTCATAAACATATAACAACCGAAAAAACATATCAAGATATTATCGACAGTATTGTTTGTAATTATTTTGAAGCAATTGAATTAATTGTATCCGTTTCACAACTTAAACTTAAACATATATGTGTCTATAACGTTGTACCACCTATTCAAAAACATAATACTCCCGAAGATCGTGCGTACCCATTTTTGGGAACTGATGAAGAAAGAAAACAATATGTTTTATATTTCAACAAAAAAATAAAAGAAAAATGTATTGAAAAGGGATATATTTTCTTTGATATTTATAATAATTATATAGATGAAAATGGATTTTTAAGAAAAGATTTAAGCGATGGTCGTGTTCATATTAGTAATGGTATTTATATAACTAATTTTATACAAGAAAATATTCTTTGATGTTTTAGATGAGAAAAGGTTTAAAAATTTTTAAAGAATTAAGTACGATTCTTTAAAAAATTTTGTTTTAGTTTGTATTTTTAATAAATTATAGATATTTACATGTTGGCGTTGATGAGAGCAAGGAAGGGGTTACGCGCGAGAACCTTGCGCCCCTTACGACGGGACGCGGCGCCCATACCCTTGTAGACAGTGCCACGGGGAGACGCGACGAGCGTGCGGGGACCACGAGCGACACCCTTGTTGGAGCGCACCTTGCGAGCGGTGGAGGTACGAATGGCCTTTTTGGGCGTACCGAACACCTTGCGGTAGAGCGTCGCCTCGCGGGGACCACGCGCGACACCCTTGTTGGAGCGTGCCTTGCGCATACCGGACGTCCCCGCGTTGGAGCGAACCTTGCGCCCCTTGAGCATCGCCGGGGCGATCTTGTTGGGCACAGAGTTGGACTTGACGAGCTTGCGGAGTCCACCGTCTCTGGACTTCGTGAACGCAGCCTTGGGGCCGTACGACTTCTTACCGGCAGCCGTCATAACGAAAGGTATACCCTTCGCGGACATGCGAATCATGCGCTTCTTGGAGTTGGCAAAGTTGGTGGTCTGGTCCATTTTATTTATATCGTATGCTGAGAAAAAAAAATCAGTAGCCCATGGCACAATAGCATAGTTGGGCTGTCTTGAGGATAGGCCCCTTTATCATTATAAACTTGTACTTGGTACCGTGGATACTCTTAGCCTTCTTTATGCACTTTTTCCAATCTTCCACAGCATCCTTCATTTAAATATTATATACATAATTTTCAAGCACCTTTTTTGGCATCGAAGATTTTTTTAGCCTTTTTGTAGAGTGTAGTACCCTTCTTGATGGGCTTGAACTTCTTACCCTCCTTGAGACCGCCAGCCTCTTCGACCGAATCACGCCACATCTTCAGAGCCGGATTTTTGTCACCCGCCTTGGACTGCGCCCGAGACTTCCAGCGACGATCGCTAAGGTCGAAAAAAATATCAGACTTTTTAAGACCACCCTGGGTCATTTCGGCCGTACCGTGTCCAACCTGGGCCATGCTACCAACTTTGATTTTGTATTGCATCGTTTATCTTAGACGGAGAAAAGTTTCTTGAGGTCCCGCATAGTAATGTTACCACGAGATTTCGTAGGAATTTGCCTAGTCAAACGAGGGTCGTTTAGAACTTCTGCGCATATAATAGACTTGTGACCCTGTAGAGCTATGATGGACTGCTCGATACTCGGTAATTTTTCCTCGCCTGTATAGATCAACTTACGCACAGTAACCTTATTACACTGACCGGTACGATGAGCCCGACCAATAGCCTGGAGTTCTGTAGCTGGGTTCCACGATGGGCTAGTAATATAGACCCTGGTCGCGTCCTGAAGATTGAGCCCCTGGCCACCGGCCTTTATTTGAATAATGAACACACAGTGAGAAGTAGTTTTGCGAAATGCCTGAATCTGTTGGGTTCTAGCATCCTTATCCACAGACCCATCAATCCTAAAGACTGTAATTTGATTTTGGGCCATGAGTTCGTGGATAATGTCCATTTCACCCACAAACTGAGAAAATATGAGAGCCTTTTCAGTTGGATGAGACTTGACCATATTCAATAGGACATCCATCTTTTTGGACCGACCTTCCCAAATCTCTGGGTCTTCATCCTCCTTTTTGGCAACCCCATCCATGTAAAGTTGAGGGTGAATCATAACCTGACGACACCTGAGCAAACATTCCAATATGTACATGGTGTGCATTCCGGTATTGGTCGTGTGCCTGAAAATTTCCTTAACCTTCCTGGAACTCTTTTCATAGACATCCTGGTATAAATTGCGTTCCTCTGGATACATTTGTAGTTCAACATTCTCAAAGTCACACGGTGGCAACTCCAAACGGATGTTAAACTTGGCCACATCTTCCTTGGTCCGACGCAATACGTAAGTGCCCCTAATCTCCTTGGACATACCCTGAACCAACTGCTTGGATATACCCAAGAATGAGCACAGAGTAACAAAATCCCTGATTGAGTTATATACAGGGGTACCACTGAGTATCCATCGAATGTTTGCATTGAGATTGATGATACTCTTGGAAATCTTAGAACGAGCGTTACGAATCTCGTGACCCTCATCCAATATGACACGGTTCCAGTGGATACGATGAAGCACGGTGGGTTCGCCGTTAGGCTTACCCTTTTGAATCATCACACTGTATGGTGCAATTACCACCTGGTACTCTAGTAATTTCTCTGGTTCTAGGGTACGGTTAGGGCCATCGTGAACCAGAACCTTTAGGTGAGGAGCAAAGTTTCCAAACTCCTCGTACCACTGGGTCACGATGGACTTGGGAACGATAATAAGGGTCATACGCTGTGGATTTCCCAAAATAGTGGCAATAGTTTGTACAGTCTTACCAAGACCCATCTCGTCGCATAAGAATCCACCCTTTGGTCCTGAGATTACAAGTTCGCGCCATAAGAGCCATAGAACACCTTCACGTTGATAGGGTGCGATGAGTCGTCCCTTGAGGGTAGAGGTTGCGAGTTTGTACGCGGAGGTGACTTGAGGAGTAGCCATCTTCTTACCTTAAGGTCAGTCTGACTTTAAGTCATTTTTGGACATGTTTTTTATACTCATACTTATGAGAACCATAGCAATTTGCAGAGACAGCACGGCAACTTCTAATTCCGCGACATTGAGAGCGGAAGCAATCAAGTCATTATTATTCACAACTGTGTCCACAATGACGGGGAAGGTTTTAATTGACGCGACTTTTATTACACTTTTAATAGAAGATGGTTTTCTAAAGTTTTTCATGGTCAGACGCCTGGTGACGACGGCCGCACGTTTGCAAAACTTCATTTTTTATAATATAGTAGCTAAAAAATTTTAATTTCGTTTATTACTCGTCGTTAAACTCGGTACAATCTTTGTCGCAATGAGTAACCTGACATTTTTCGGTCGGCGGTGCCTCGATCACCTTTTTCTTTCTCGGAGCCCTTTTCGGCTTCAATAGATCATCCACTCCGTGTTCACGGTGCCAGAGTACTCGGTTCCAGAAGGCTTCCATCACGGGCAAGTACTGCGCGAACCATTCGCGGTCTCTCTTTACTTCTGTAACCACAAATTCAACGGGTCCTGGCCACGAGATTTCATAGGGTTTGTACTGGATGAAAATAGCTTCTTCTAAATTGAGAATCTCCATCAAAAGTTGCAACTGTGGCATGTAATAAACGGGTACCTCGTTGGTGATGGCACGTCTCAGTGGACACTTAATCTCGACCAACTTTCCCGATTCTGTGATGCCGTCCGGACTTCCACCCAACCATTTATACTTTGGATGAGGATGAAGGCCGATTTCGTGACACACCTCTCCGTACCGTTCGCAGTAAATGTCTCGGGCGTCATCTTCATACTTGTTACCGTGTTGAGTGGCCATGTTACCGTTAAATTTGTTGTATCCACACTTTTTCAGTATGAGTCCGTCTGGTTTTTCATATGGATTCACACCTATAGCCGTGGCCGCGTCGCTCGCGGTGAGCATGTTCCCGCGGAGAGCC